ATATAAACGATAGCCTAAAGGAATACATGGGTCACTGGGAGAATCCAGCCACTGGTCAGTGGGCTGAAATGGGGATGTCTGGATGTCTAAGTATGAAACGTACTCTGAAAAGAAATGGTTGGAAAGACACGGCATCTGGAAAGACTCGGTTTACTTGCGAGAAGAGAACGGTCGAGTTAAAAACAAACAGAGAAGGAAACATCGTAGTGGCAAAAGTATTATGAAAAAACATCTAGAAGATGTTGGTATGAATTACACAATGCACTTGAGGTTTGCATGGATACTCGCTTTGAAATTATTTCTTTTATCATTGATTGCTTTGGTTCATGGAATATTTCCTTTTATCTTAGTCCATTTGGTTTCTGATGGAGTTAAGTCGTTAGATTCAGAATTAAAGTCTAGGGATCATCAGTGACAAAAATACAAAGAATAATTTTAGGGCATTATGAAAAATTGTGTGGACCAGAAATGGCCTTAAGAATAATAGGCAACCATAAAAATAATTTTAAAATATTTTTAGGAGTTGTAGAGAAGAAGTTAGAATCCAGAAAACCTCGGGAGAGTTATAAGTGATTATTACGGAATCAGCCCAGACCAAGGTAGACCAGACTTTGAATTATGGACTGTAAAGAATTTATATTCCCAGTTTGTATGATTGTTTTGATCTTAAGTATACCCATAGGAATCGTTCTGTGGGTTAATCATGTACTAGAAATGTAAGGAAACAAAATGGAAAAATGGAAAGAATTAGGCAAGAGAAAGAAGTTCTGGATAGCGGTTGGCGTTATTGTTGTACTCGCAATAATCGGCTGGGCTACTGGTTGGTGGTCATCGCCGGATGTGCCTGTGCAGTAGGATGTACAACGCTCAAGAAAGCAGCAATAGTCAGCAGTCTAGGGACGACAGGTGCGCTTGTGGGGAACGCAGTGTCAGGGACTGCCGGACTCGTTGTAGGGGGACTGACGACTGCGGCTGTGGCGGACATTGCGACGGAGACGATGATTGGAGCGAAATCAAATTCCGGTATGAACAGCTGCGCTCCTGATAACTTCTGGACCCTGTTGGGTTCCTTAATAGAAATGGGCGGTTGGGCCTTGATTTTGATAGTAATAGTTCCCATGGTTTTTTCATGGTTAATGCCCGGACCAATCCAGTTCAAGGGCAGAAAGAAAAATGGCTCGTAGCATTAAGTTAGAATACGAAAGGCATGGTTCAAAGCCTATTGAGAAAAAGAAAAGAGCAGCTAGGAATACTGCAAGAAGAAGGGCTATAAAATCTGGTCTTGTGAAAAAGGGGAGTAAGAAGGACATTCACCATAAAGATGGGAACCCAAGAAATAACTCTCCAAGTAATTTAACAGTCGTTAATAGATCGAGCAATAGAAATCAAAGCCCCGGTAGACCTAAAGGGAAAAAAGATAGTACACCAAGGAGAAAACGTGGCAAAAAAAAGTAAGTTTGAAACTATCTGGACTGACATAATGAGTCGTCGAGTTGAAGGTTTATTTGATCAGGGTGGAACTATAGTCGAAGCCTCTAGATTGATGGGAATACATCGTTCTACATTTAATAGATGGGTAAATAGCACAGGCAAAGATAAGCAGAACTTTAGAGAAGTTGTTGAGATTGGCAAAGAAGCTGCTGAGGCTTGGTGGATTAGACAGGGTAGAGAAAATCTAGATACACGAGGTTTTAATCACGGTCTTTGGTTAATGAATATGGTTAACCGTTTTGGATGGACTTCTTCTCATAGCAGGAAGGAAGAGAAGAAGGAAGTTGAACATAAAGGAACTGTTGAGGTTAAGAAGAAAGTAAATGTGGATGCTATTCTTGAAAAGGCTATTAACATGGGTATCCAAGAAATGGAAAAGAGCATCCATTAGGGGGCGCAATGATTTCGACAGGAACAAAGGTTAATTCACTTTCTGGACGGGGGTTTGATTCCCCCCGCCTCCACCAGAGGATTTAATTATGGCTTATGGTGACGAACAAGAACAAGATTTTGGAATGGGGGGTGGTGGTTTTGTTGAAGTAGGTCCAGATACCAGAGCAGGGCCAGATTTAGCCCCCGGTTATGGGTCGGATTTAGTTAATAGTATGGCTGATGTTTTAGATGAGGCAGCTAGTACTATAGGTGGTTCTGGTTATCAGCAATTTGATGAAGGAGCCGAAGATGCTCCTATAGGTGGCTCTGGCTATCAACAGTTTGATATGGGAGCAGACCCTGCAGCAGGAACTATGGGTCAAGGTGGTGTAAGTATGGCTGGAGTTACTGATCTTGGTTCTAATCCTACTTTAGATCAACTTCAATCTGCTATTGACTCAGTTGGTCAAGATACTCAAGCAGGTGTAATGCCCGAAGGTGCTGATGCTGTAACAGATTTGGTGGGTGCGGAAGCAGGAGCGGTAGACGAAGGCACTGCTGGAGAACAAGCAGCCACTTTTCTTTCTGATTTTCAAGCCAATAGACCAGCCTCAATGTCGGCTGGGTTAAACGTAACCGAAGAAACAATGTCTACGGAAGATCAAATTTCTGAATTGCGAAATCAAGCCAATGAATTAAGAACTTTAGCGAAGGGTCTTCTTTCAGTTCAAAAGGGATACCCTAATCCAAATATGAATTATGGTGATTATGATGCATATAGCAGAAGTCCTGCAGCTTGGCAAAACCCTAACACTGCGTATACGCCTTTAGAGAGTCCTGATTATCCAGCTTGGCAGAATCCAAACACAGTCCGTCCTCCATTAGAGTCTCCTAATTACCCTGCTTGGCAGAATCCAAACACTGTTAGACCCCCTCTAGAAGGGGCTAATTTTCCACCTGACTGGTATAATGTGAATGAACAAAGGGCTTATCCAACCGCAATGGGTGGAAATCTTCCCCCTATTAGCGCTCAAGAGGCTGCTGCTACTGCAACAGGGGGTGGTCAAGGCTGGGTTGATCCTAATGCTCCTGCTCCGGGTTCTTTTGAAGATTATATTCAGCAAGGTGCAAATCTACCACATAAAGATTTTTGGGATCGAATTCCCGCTACTGGTGTAGCGCCTTCCGGTGGTGGAGAGGGTTGGGTTGATCCTAACGCATCCTTTGAAGACCTTGAGGCGCAATTTAGTACTTCCCCTCAAGTATCACCACAAGTTGGAGGCGGGGCTGGCTGGGTTAACCCTAATGCTACTTTTGAGGAACTTGAGGCTCAGTTTAGCACTTCTCCTCAACAGGCAGCAACAACTTTAGCGCCTAAGTATACTGGGGAAGGATACCAAACTCACAATCAGATGTATCCAAACCATAGAAATTTTGCAGCAATGGCGGGGGTTGCAAGCATTAAGGCGCAGTTCGATGGAACTTGGAAAGCTTGGATTTCAGCTATTAATCAGGATATGAAAGATAAGAATATTGAATTAACGCATACGGTGGATGGTAAAGCGCCTAATGGAATTCCGTTTGGACAAGAGGGAAGCAATTTATCAGGAAAACATTCTTCTGGTAATTGGAAAGAATATGAAGCACTTTTTGATCCTGAGACAGGATTAGATAAGAATGGAGTTCCAATGCCGGGAACTGATAAACAGGCTCAGGCAGGAATAGGCGGAGTTCTCCAAGGTCTATGGGGTGGTGCATTAAGCGGGGCGCAAAACCTCTTCAAACCTAAGACAAGTTCTGGCGTGGAAGACCCCTACGCTAATTTGGGTTATCCCCCTCATGCTAGTGGAAATATACCAGCTAATATAAGACAGCTAGCAATAACAGGCGGTGATACTCGCGGGGATAATCCTGTTGATATAATTCGTTCTAGTTATACATGGGCTGCTTCATTACCCAATAGCGTTCTTTTTAATGCTGCCAGATACCCTGATTATTTGAGACTTCTAATAGAGTATGATTCAGACGGAAAAGATTTACCATTGACAGTCCCAACATGGATATTAGAGGGAACAGCTAGACCACCAGAAGATGATGAAGAGGATGTAACTCCTAGTTACGCTACACAGCAGCAGTTATCTTGGGCCACCCCGTCTTGGATGACGTAATATGCCTATAAAGAAAGTTAAAGGTGGTTATAAGTGGGGCAATAAAGGAAAGGTCTATAAATCCAGACAGGGCGCTGAAAGACAGGCTCGTGCAGCTTATGCTTCCGGCTACAAGAAGAAGAAGTAGGGTGCTAGTGTGTTGCCTGTTATAGCAGATAGCGTCAAACATAAGAATAATAATGCCGATGCTGCACAAAAGTTTGCTGAATGGGCGCACACTGCGCCCTTTGAACTTGTTTTGTTGGCATATGCTGATTGTCATGATGATCCTAATATTGACGATTCTTTCATTAGGACTTTGGGTCAGTTGGATCGTTATTACCTTGGGGTCTTTTTGTGTAACCGCCATGATATGGTTCATCCGTGGATTTATGAAAGATGCAGAGAGGTAGAGGCTGCTCCAGATAGTCATTTAGATTTATGGGCGCGATTCCATTATAAGAGTTCAATCATTACGTTTTTAGGTACTGTTCAGGAAATTTTATGTAACCCAGATATAACGATAGGTTTGTTATCGTATTCCGCTAGACAGGCAAAACCATTTTTACGCCAGATAATGCAGGAATTCGATTCCAATGAAAAGCTTAAACAACTTTATCCTGATATCCTGTGGCAGAAGCCCAGACTTCAGGCTCCCAAATGGGCTGAGAATGAAGGGATATGTGTTAGGAGATTTGCTAACCCGAAGGAACAAACTATTGAGGCCCACGGACTTGTGGATGGTCAGCCTACTGGACGACATTTTGATCTTATCATTTATGACGATGTAGTAGTTCAGGAATCGGTCAATACTCCAGAACAAATAGCAAAGACGACACTCTCTTGGGAATTGTCATTAAACTTAGGGTCCACTCATAATCCTCGTTATCAGTATGCGGGTACTCGCTATTCTTATGGCGATACTTATGGAACGATTTTGCAACGGGCAGCAGTGAAGCCCAGAATCCATCCTGCAACTGTAGATGGGAAAATGGATGGAGAGCCTATCTTTCTTCAGCCAGAAAGATGGGAAGAAATAAAAAAGACAACCTCTACTTATACGGTAGCTTGTCAACAATTGTTGAACCCCATCGCAGGTTCAGACGTTTCATTTAAGGCTGAGTGGTGGACAGAGTGGGAGATTCGGCCTTACACGTTGAATGCTTATATTATGTGCGATCCGGCTCATTCTAGAAAGAGGGAGTCGAATAGAACTGCTATAGCTGTTGTGGGAATTGATGGGAACTATAATAAATTTCTTCTAGATGGTGTTTGTCATAGGCTTTCCTTGTCTGAAAGATGGGATGCTTTGAAGATGCTTAGATCAAAATGGAAGAGAGCGCCGGGAATAAGAGAAGTCAAGGTTGGATATGAAAGATACGGGGCGCAGTCGGATATAGAGCATTTCAAAGAAATGATGAGGATAGACGGAAGTTCATTTCCTGTTTACGAATTAAACTGGACAGGTGGTGGTGGTCCTCAGTCTAAGCGAGATAGGATTCAAAGATTAGAGCCAGATTTAAAGGATGGTTCTTTTTTCTTTCCTTATCCAACAGACGAGAAGAGATTAACCTCTCATCAAAAAGATTATAAAATAAAGAAACAAGAATTCTTAATATCTAAAAAGATTTTAAGAAAAGATGAAGAAGGTAAGGTGTACGATTTAGTCGATTGGGTTAAGAGGAATGAGTATATGTTATTCCCTACAATACACCCAGACTTTTTAGACGCGCTTTCCAGAATATATGATATGGACCCGATGCCTCCAATATCAAGGACTAGGCATTCCTTAGAACCTGAAGCAGAGGCGAGATTTTAATGAGAAGATTTAGAATTGGGGGAAGGAGGGTAGGACCACCACGCAGAGTCGCCTACCGCATGACTAACGGAAGGAAGTTCTACGAAAAAAGTCCAAGGACTTTTCCTTACGGGGATATGCCTTATTTTCAGGATTACTATGTAACTACAGGATACGTGAGTGACGCATAATGGCAACAATTACATTAAGAGAAACAAAGGGAAGTCCCCTTACATTTGCTGAGGCAGATGGAAATTTTACTAATTTGAATGATGACAAGCAGGAGACAATTCCTAACTTGGGTCTTGCCGCCTCTGCAGATATGGCTGCGGATAAAATATCTTTTTATGATACATCTGCTGCAGCTACAAGGTCAATTCTGTTTGATAAACTTACAGCCTTTACGGAAAGAACTCTAGTTGTTAAATGTGTTGCCGACACTATCGGGCCTTCTGTAGGAAATGGAATTACGCATGTTACAATCCCATCTACACTTGATGGAAAGAACTTACAATCTGCTCAAGCGCATGTGTATACGGTGGGTACTGGAAGCACTACCACTGTTCAATTGCATAATTTGACCGATGGTCAGGATATGCTCTCAACCCCTATAACTATTGATGCTAGTGAGAAAGATTCTTCTACAGCAGCAACACCATCTGTTGTAGGTTCTTATGGGGGAGTTTCTACGGCTGATGTTATTAGAATAGATGTTGATGTTGTGGCTACAGGCACATTGGGTTTAGAGGTCAGAATGGTGTTTAATACATGAGTTTACAAATAGGCGTTAATTCGGAACCCCCTTTGGTTGATGTTAAAAAATTACATCCAATACCAGAAATTCTTTGTGAGGTAAATGAAGATAAGGATAAGATAAGGGAGAATATAAAATCTAATATAAAATTAGGTTTACCGCAGGTTAGGCCGTATGAAACCCAATGGGAAAAGACTGTAAATTTGGTTTGTGGAGGCGCTTCTCTAAACGATGAAAAAGTTTACCAACATCTTTTGGATAAATACCTTAGGGGCGTAAAAGTTATTACCGTTAATGGTTCTTACAAATGGTGTTTAGATGGGGATATTAGACCGTCTGCTCAAATTGTATTAGATAGTAGAGAGTTTAATAATAGATTTGTTGACCCAGTTATTGATAAGTGCAAATATATTATTAGTTCTCAATGCCATCCATCTATGTTTGAAAAGCTTAAGGATAGAGATGTTTATATATGGCATTGTGCTGGTGATGATAATTTCGATCTTTTGAAAGAAACTTATGGGGATGATTATTTTCCAGTGATGGGTGGTTCTACAGTTACGTCTAGGGCTATTCATTTGTTAAGGTTGTTAGGGTTTCCCAAGATGGAGATTTATGGATTTGACAGTTGCATTATGGGTCATCATCATGCATACGAGCAATCTGAGAATGATGATGAAGGAGTTTTAAGTGTTATGGTGTCTGGGAAAGAGTTTAAATGTACTGCAGCCCATTACCATCAAGCAAAAGAGTTCGTTGATATGATTTCTAAAACCGGCGAACATTATGATCTGGCTGTACATGGGGATGGCCTAATTTCTCATATAATTAAAAACCCCCATACGTTGAAGAAAATAGAGGAGGTAGAATAATGGCTGCTACTGCTTGGAGTTTTTATAATTCCTTTAGGGAATATATAGGCAATGGTCAGTTTGATTTAGATGGTGCAAGTGTTGGGTTTTATATGGCATTACACACGAGCGCAGCTAGCGCTAATGTGAATACCAATACATTATCAACCCAATCATCATTAGCGAATGAAGTTGCCAGTGGCAACGGCTATACGACTGGAGGTGCGTCTGTTACGTCACGGACATGGGCCTCAGTAGCTACTGATAAGTATCGTTTTGATTCAACTGCTGTTGTATGGACTGCTACTGGCGGAACAATTGCGAATATTAAATATGCAGTTGTTTATCAGTCAGGTGGTAAATTGGTTTGCTTTTCTAAATTGACCACATCTCAGTTTACATTAGCAGAAGATAATACGCTCACTGTCACTCCAAGTGCCAGTGGCATCTTTGAACTAGCATAGGGGGTGCATTATGACTGTCGAAACGGCAACATCTATTAGTATGCTCTCTGCTACTCTTCCGCTGGCTACGGGACCAATCTCAGAGGGTGACGATCATCTTCGTCTTATAAAATCCGTACTTCAGACACAATTTACTAGCCTTGGAACATCGGCGGTTACAGCAACTGCAACTGAGTTAAATTTAATTGACGGGTACACCGGCACAACTGCGGAATTAAACTATCTGGACCTTACCACATTAGGTACATCAGAAGATTCTAAAGTAGTAACCCAAGACGCTTCCGGTGATATTGTTATTGGCTCAACCGCAGGTGATCAGACAATGGATATCGCTTGTCATGATCTCGTGGATGGTGGTTTAAAACTTGCTGGAACATTAGTTACCGCTTCTGCAACTGAGTTAAATTTAATTGATGGGTATACTGGTACAACTGCCGAATTAAATTATAATGATGTCACTACTTTAGGAACTGTTGAAGCATCTAAAGCAGTTACTGCTGCTTCTACTACAGCAACTGTTAATTTTGCTGATAAAATTTTACAAAGACCTGAAATAAAAGATTACTCAGAAACAAAAATCGGAGTGGCGGCTGCGGCTACTGTAGATTTAGATATGACAAGCGCTAATGTATTTACTGTAACTGCTGATCAAGATACTACTTTTACTTTTAGTAATCCATCTCCCACTGGAAGATCATGTGCCTTTACTTTAATATGGACTCAAGATTCTTCAGATAGAACTATAACTTGGCCTACAGAAGTTGACTGGGCTGGTGGTTCTGCTCCTGATGTTACAAGTGGCTCTGGCAAAATTGATGTTTACACCTTCTTTACGATAGATGAAGGAACCATATGGTACGGCTTTCAAGCTGGCGCTGATATGTTGACGCCAAGTTAAGGAGAATAATATGCCTTTAGGAACAGAAAAAGCCGCATTAATGGGTAGTGGAGCGGCGGCGGCAGTAGATGCCTCTGGTGGAACAGAAACTAGCTATACTGGATATAAGGTTCATTCGTTTTTAACTTCCAGCACTTTAGTGGTTACCACTGGCGGTGAGGTAGATATGCTTATAATAGGCAGCGGTGGCTCTGGTGGCAATACATATGGCGGCGGAGGTGGTGGAGGAGGCTCTAATGTACAGGCGGCCTTTACTCTAGGAAGTGGTGTTACTTATACGGTTACAGTCGGGGGCGGTACATCGTCCGTTGCCGGATCAGATATTACAACTCAATCTGCTGGAGGTGGGAGTGCTGGAAATAATGCCGATGGGACTGCTGGATCATCTGGTTCTCCTCAATCAAATAGTGGCGGAGGCTCTGGCGGAGGTGGCGTTGGCCGATGTGCTGGAGGCGGCGGTGGCGCAGGAGGAAATGGCACTAATGGTATAGATAGTAACAGAGGTGGTACTGGAGGCGCTGGAGTATCAAACTCCTATAGAACTGGTTCAGCCCAGACATATGCTGGCGGTGGTGGAGGAGGTGTTCACTGGCAATGGACCGGCGGCAGTGGTACCGACGGCGGCGGAGGTGGTGGGAAAAGCGGCGGAGGAAGTGCTGGTTCTACAAATCGCGGTGGTGGTGGCGGTGGTGCTGGATACACTGGCTCTGGCGGTAGCGGCGGAAGTGGAATAGTAGTAATAAGGTACGCCGAATAGAAAAAATTTGAATGTCTTAATTTAGGAAACAGATATGAAATATATTAAAGGAGATGTATTCCCTTATACTAAAGAACAACTTAAAGCGGATAATCCTAATACTTCTTTTCCATCTGATCCGTTATCAAGCGAATCCAGAAGGAAGTCATTGGGGATTGAAGAGGTTGAAGAGACTGCCGTTCCTCAAAAGAATGGGTATAAGGCTGTACAAGGGGAAGTAGGTATTGTTGACGGAAAGAAGGTAGAGACTTGGGATTTAGTTCCCAAGACTATAGATGAGGTTGATGACTCTGAAATTATTAGGGTAGACCGGAATCCACCAGAAGCCCACGCCTCAGAAGGCGGCCCTATAGAATTTGTGGAAGGAGAAGGCTGGAAGGAAACTTGGGTATATTCCCCCCTGTCTGGCGTTAGGGCTAGAATATCTATGTATGGGTCCGCCACAGAGCAAATAGAGTATATAACAGAAAATGGTCTTGAAGCGTGGCAAACAAAGGTGGCGGAGATAAAAGCAAGATTTCCGAAATAAAGATAATTTGTTTATCTGGTTTACCCAGAAGTGGAAGCACATGGTTAGGGGCTATACTATCTCAAAACCCAAGATTCTATGTTACGAATCCACAATCCCCGTTTGTAGAACTTCTGTGGAGGAACTATTCTTTATGGGATGAGCCTAACTGGAAAGCAGATTTTTTAGAGTTACAAGATATAAAGATTCCATACTTGCGGAAAGTAGCTAGCTCGTACTTTAAAGAGTTTACAGATAGTCCAGTAATTTTAGATGTTAGAAGGCACTGGCATTCAATAAAAAATATAGAGATGTATGCTGACGTTTTTGGCGAGTTACCTAAAATAATATGCCCCGTTAGAAATGTAGAGGAAATAGTAGCATCTTTTATTAATCTGTTTAAGAGGAATGGTAGGAGTTGGGGTAAGGATAGCACTAGTGGTAACTTGTTTGACACTCCGTATAAACTTCTGCTTGAGTCTTACAACTCAAAGTATAGGGATTGTTTATTGTTTGTGGGCTACGAGGATTTAATAAAGGATGCCTACTCATTGCTGGATAGAATATACGAGTTTATTGGAGAGCCTTTATATAATCACGATCTAAATTCCATAATGGCGCATGAGCCATGTGTTAGGTCAGATAAAGAATACAACTTATCCGGGCTTCATCTGGTTAGCTCAGGCATTGTGGAAAGTATAACAGACGCTAGGGATTGTTTATCAGATAAGCAATTTGAACTACTAAAAGAATTAAATTTCTGGAAAAGTGAACAATTATGGCATTAATTCCAATCGACAATGTAGGGGAAACGGGAATTGTTAAGGATATACATAAGGGTGAATAATGGCAATAACAACATGGGCGGCTACAACAGGAGATTGGGACGATAGTAAGTTTTCTCGCGCATGGGATGGCCCGGGAATGTCTCCAGCAAAAGGAGATTTAACATTAAGTTCTTCTGTTCCTGTCGGTGGTATTGAGTATTTTATATCTCCCGGTGTTGCTAACCTTGAAATAGTACAGTCCTATGAGTGGGACCAACTAACAAGTTCTTGGATAGATACAGCAGGTGATTGGAGTTCTGGGCCAGTTCCTCAGGTTGCCGTTGGAACAGGAATATCTCCAGATAAAGCGGATTTAACATTCACCGCATATTCCCCAACAAGTGGGATTATGTATGATTTCAGGATAACTGCGCCTACTCTGACCCTTACTGGAATTCTTCCGTCAGCGGGAGAGGGATTTACAATATCCCCTGATAACGCCACTATAGAAATAGTACAGAGTTACACTTGGAATAATTATGGAGGAACATGGGCGGCTTCTTCTGATGCTTGGGATGTTACTCCGTTTGTACCATCCGCTGTGGAGACAGGGCAGAATCAACCTGATGCCGCTTCCTTAACATTAACCGGAACAGCGCCAAGCAGAACAATACAAAAACTTTGGTATGTTCCTGTTGGAAGTTTGGCTCTTACTGGGTTTGTTCCTACGTTTTCTAGAGGACATATTTTTATTCCTGATAGTGCAAGTCTTTCGGGATTTGGAACTACATCTTGGGCAGATGCCTCTGGAGATTGGGCTAGTAGTTCAGACACTTGGGGAACTGGAACCCTTACGCCTGTTGTTGGAGTTACTTATATATTCTCAATAGATTCAGCAGGTAATCTTGTTTTTACTCCATATGAGCCGGGATGGCCTCTAGTTAGTGATCCTACTTATATCTCAGAAATAATAATGTCATGACCAGAAAGAAAGATGGAACTACAGAATACAGTTGGTCAGAATTGGCTTACAGAATTGACCCAGAATTGAGCGCACCTGAAGAAGTATATGTATTTGATAATGGAAATAGAGTTTTTTACCAACCAAGAAAGAGAGTTAATGTGAATCATGCACGAAATCGAAAAAAATCTTAAATTTGTAGCGCAAGAGCATACATTGGCTAAGAATGTTGCTGAACATTTGGAGAAAAAATATCCCGGTTGGTTGTGGGCGGTTCATGTTATGGATGGGGTGGCTGTAGTTAAGTCTATGCGTCTTTCAGGAAATTGGGGTTTTGTTTTGCATGAGGATAAAATAGATAACGATTATAAAGCTGTGACTAGAGCCGGTGGTGAAATCTTAGAAAGATATCGGCAATCAACTAATGGCTTTAATCAGACAAAATATAGTGATCTTGTTATGGATAACAAGACTGGTCAATTAAATGGAGATTTTAGTTAATGTCTTTAATCAATCCACAACCACCTTTAAATGTGGGTATAGACTCTGTTCCATTAGATGCGGATGAGACTCCTACTGAAAGCAAGTGGATCAGAATTGCTCGTCA